CAATAGTATTACCGAGGGAGAGGCAAACCTAGAAGCTTTCATTGCAGAGCAGGCGGTGTCAGAGCATCTTAAGCAGAGGATTGAAGACACCTACGATTACGATTTGTTTTGGGCACCACATGGCCACGTCCTTACAGCTGACATCAAGACCAAGCGAAGAACTAAGCTGCCGTCTCCCTACTTCGATTGCCACATTGCAGACACTAGCCTGCATCAAGAATGCGATACATACATCTTCGCATCCATAGTCAAGACGGATAAGAAATTCAGAGTTTGGGCATTGGGTTGGATAACCAAGAAGGATTTCCTCGGCAAAGCCAAACGTGTACGCAAGGGAGACAGAGACGGAGACTTTGTTGAGCACGTTGACGCTTACAAATGCAAGGTGTCAGAGCTCTGGCGAATGCCATAAAGATGTATATTGCATTGCGTTACGCCGGATAGTGCATAGCGAATTTTGGTTACCTTTCAGACCCCTGCTCTTCGGAGCGGGGGTTTTTGTTAGCCACTACAGGACTCGCAGTCCTCAGGGCTTTCGATGTTGCAAGTGATTTCCCCCGATTCAATCTTGTCTTCTGACTCTTTAAGTTTCTTTGGGTCAAGGAAGCTGATATCAAATTCTTCTTCTCTCATTTTGCTCTAGATTTTTCAATGGTTCGTCCTGCAAAGTAAGCACCAAATGATGTAAGCATAAGTATCTCAAGGAGAGACACGTAGCTGTCTTTCACGTTGAAAGGAAGGTTGTCCATAGAGTCTAACACCATGGTCATTACAAACATTACCATCAAAGCAATAAGCGTTACTGGCCTAATGTACTTAGCTAGCTTCACGTCGCTACCCATGTCAGCCTTCCAACGCTCAGTCACGTTGTTCTGGTAGGCAATCTCTGCGTCAACCTTTGCCCTGACTTCTTCTGGGTCTATGTCAGGGTATTCCCTGTCAATCAAGTTCTTCACCATGCCGAGTGCCCCGCTATCTGGAAGCAAGTCTCCCACGGTGTCGAGTACATTGGGTGCAGCCTTGGCAAGCCACTTACCTAGTCCGGTGTCTTTGATTTTCTTTTTATCAGCCATCATAATCAGTGTATGTGATTGTACATTCCTCACACTCCAGTGCCGCTGCAATGGGAGGGTAAACTCTTTTGTATGCTGCGGTCGAGCCACCGACAAATCCAGTGGACGCGATGTTCTCCGTCTGGGTATTGCCAAGCAAGAGGCACCCACTAGTATCGTCCTCATCGTTGCCGCAATGAATAAGGATGTGCTTGAAGTTAGGTACATCTAATACCTCAAGCATTCCCTTGTGCATTTCACCAAACCTTTTAGTGTATCTGTCGTGGTATCCACCCCAAGTCTTCAGCCTTAGCTTGTATGTTCCCGCAGGGATTCGGGTCTCATGCATGACCTTCTCTTTTCTATCCTCGTCCTCAAGGGTGAAGCAAAGAAACTCACGGAACTCTGTCCCGTTGCTCACATCAAACAACAGCCCCAGCGTGTCCCGCTCTTGGCTGCTAAACCTCATTACTTCTAGTTTCATTCTTCTACGGATTCTATGTACTGCTCCTCAACATAGAACGAAGGTCTGACGATGGCCAGATAAGAGTCAATGAATGTCTTGAACTTTTCAAACTCTTGCGGCTCCATGTCTTGACTCTTCCCTCTGAGGTAGGCGTAGTAATCTCTAGCGTTCTTAAGTTGCTTAGGTAGCTTTCGAGCCTCTCTGATGTATGACTTGTAGTCCTCTGGGTATTCATCCTTCATCACCTGCTCCGCCACCAATGGCTTGACAGAAGAGCGGAAGCTGTCAGCGGCACGCTTCTTATCAAACACAGATTCTTTGTCTTCGATGACTTTCATGATTCTCTCCTCACCTATGACCTCTCCCTCAAGGTTGTTGCCATACTTTTCTGCAATTACCTCATACGCAGCGAGTGCCTCCTCGTTGGACAACCTCCTGTCTTTTGGTAGGTCATCCATTTCACGGACAAGAACATCAATCTCTTTACTAGACAGCCCAAACATCTGACCAGCAAACAAAAATGTCTTCATGTAGTAGTGTAACTCCATTGCCTCTTTGTCTTCTGGTCTAACGAAGTACTCCGTCCCGTTGCTCGACACCACGCGGTTCGGTGGTAGCGCAAGGTTTTCCGCAACCGTTCTAGCATCGTCAAGGAAGTCTCCATACGGGCCAAGGAATCTAGTGAACCCTTGAGTTACATCCTTCGGGGCAGACTTGTAGTACATCGGAGCACCCTTGCTTAGCCTTGTCCATCTTTCGTATCCATCATCATCACCTAAATCAAAATCACCTTCCATCATTACATCGTAGGGATAGAAGAGGAACATGTTTAAAGCACCCTTGACTTGATTGTCAAAGATTCCCATTGGCGGGAGCGGATTCGCATCGACAACCACCTGAGATAAAATGTCTCTCCATCTCGAATCTTTTGGCATCTCCTCTTCGTCGTCGTCGATAAACATACTGGAGATTGCAGGAATCAAAACCTTTCCGATGTAAGCAAAAAGAGTAAGCTCAGCAGCGTGCCCAAGCATAGCAATACCACCCTCTTTTTTAGCTTGCGCATCACCCTTGTAGATTCTCATTGCATCCGACGAGATGCTTCGCTTCTTGTTTACGGCGAATCTTGAGAACGGAAGAAGAATGTTTTGTGCGAGGTAGGCAATGATAGATTTCACACCTTTCTCCTGCATGTATAAATCAGCCGCCTCTCTTGGAGTAGATGCCGCTTGGTCTTTGTTCACCATTGCGTCAGCATAACTCAATGCTGTAGAGTTGGGGGTAACAGCTTCCGCGTCCCAGTCAATCTGGTCAAAGCTTTCAACGACACCTTCGGTAATTAAGGCATCACCATAGAACGTAAACCACGATGCTACAGCCGCAACCTTGTCAGTGCCCTTAAGGTTCTTCAAGCTTATATCACTCATAGTCCTGACAATCTTTTGAAGGTTGCCTTCATCAAGGCTCATCCTCCCTGTGTATGGGTCGATGTTACCTGCCTCGTAGTCCCTCTGGAATACAGGAGAGTTTTGAAGTAGTTTGTACCTACCGTCATCAAGAGCAAGCTTAGCGTCTTTGCCCGCTAGAGTCTTCAAGGAGAAGTAAACCATCTCCGATAAGGTTGTAAGCAGATATGGGATAGATTGAATTGGGTTCTTAGTCTGAAACATGACCGACGTAAGGACTGTACTCTGCTTCAGAGTTTGAATACCGAAGCTACCGAATGCCCTTACGATGACCGCATTACGAAGCAGGTTGATAGGATTGATGAATCTAAAACCAATAGCCTTGAATGTAGGCTGGAATACTGGAGGAACCTTACCAGTGTCTTGCTGCACATACAGCATGATTTTTCTCTCAAGCTCCATGCGAACTTTAGCATTCGGGATGAAGGCTTTCATTGCGTCGCTGTTCAGGACATAGCTTGAACGGACAACTGAACCAACGGTGTTGGATAATATGATGTTGTCTCTCAGCGTCCTCTCGTTAACAGATAGAAAATCAAGACCGATTCTATTCTTACCCTTGAGTGAACGAGGATTTCTCTCGAAGCTACTTCCAGCCACCTTCTTGGTTTGAGACAGTGAACTACTTGCTAATGCATCGTTCAATGAAATCCGTAGACTAAGCATGTCATCTACATCTCTTGAGCCTGTCTCTGGAATAACCTCAAATGCCGTATAGTTATCCTCAACAACCAACTCCTTGCCAAGATATCTCTCGACGTAGTTTCTAAACGCTGGCATGAGGCTGGAGTGAATGTCCGACGTAAACTGAACCATCTCCACTACGTCCTTACGTTCCGACTCAACCCGAGCAATCATTTCTGAAAGAGTTTCAGCCTGACCAAACATGTAATTGAATGCATCTTCAAACTCATCAATCTCTTCATTAGAGAAAGACTGCTGCTCGGAGTAGTAATCAATCGTTCTACGCATAGAGTTTCGAAGCTCCAAGTACCAAGCCGCCTCAGCTTGGCCACGCTCACCCTCAAACTCAGGCATCTGCTTAGCCATAGAGTACAGCTGCATAATAGCTCTGTCCATTCTGGTTGTTACGCTTCCCCCATCTTCGGTAATTCTGTTAATCTCATTCTCCAACAACTCAACCACCTGACTGTGAATGAAATCCGCATTAGCAAAGTCATTGGTTAGCTGTGCCAAACCGATAGCAACCCTAAGCTTTGCGAAGGTTATCCTGTCTGTTGGAATCACATTAGACAGATAGGAGTTTACAGTATCTAGCATGCCAAAGAACGCACCCTTTCTCGCTTTCAATCCCTTACGCCTTACAAGCTGTTCGAGCTTGCTAGGCATGTCGATATTCCCCTGAATCAAAGCGTGCATGTATCCGATGCCATATACCGAATCATTAATGAGGTAATCGTCAAGCCTGTAATCAAGGTTGATGATGTGATGTCTCTTTAGTTTATTGAGCCTTGCTCTGAGCTTATCAAAGTCCAAGTCTGCCACGCTGTAGATACCAAGGATGTCCGCAATTTGCGTATCCTCTAGGAGTTTCTCAATGTTGGCTACAATCCTTGGTAGTAACACGTCATTAATAATGGCATCCTTCTGTAGCTCCTCTTTCGTTACAGCCTGTTCAGCCAGAATCTGAGTAATCAAATCAACATGAGCCGGGTTGCTCGCATTAAGGACAACAGTATCACCCGTATCTGGGTGTTGGATTGTTGGGTTGTCATCAATGAACTTAAGTATAGCTCTGCGGCTAGAAGACAATCTACTCCTCTCGTAATTCTGAACCAGCTTCTTATACTCCTCCTCTACGGTGGTGTTGTTCTTTGCTGCACGCAGCTGAGCGCGAGCCATGAAAACAGCCTGTCTACCCAGCTCCTCCATCGCTTGATAGTTGCTAAGCTTATTGTACAAAATACCAGCCTCGGTCTTAGGGAAAGCAACACCAACATAGGCCTCAATCTCTGGCTCAAAGACAGCCTTGGCCTTGGACATTGAGCTGATGGTTGACATCAGTGTACTGACGAATCCTTCCAGCTCGTTCTGAGGAAGAAGTGCAGGGTTGATTGAGGCTAAACCGTTTGCAATCTTCGCGTAGGTAGTTACGTTTTTTGCTGCACCGCTTCTACCCTTTGGCCTAGCCATTCTTTTGATTCGCTTCTGCAACTTCTGAGCATGCTTGATGCCGTCTAGGTATCGCTGCATCTCAGCCTTAGAGTCTCTCTTATCAAAGATGACAGAGATTTTGTCGATGAAGGTTTGCATAGCCTCCATACCCTGCTCCTCAATCTTCTTTCCGCTGGTTTTGTGCGCCTGTCGGATGGCCTTAACCATTGCTGTAATTTGGGAGCGGGTGAAGGGAGTCTTTGAATCCTCTTTCATGCGCCCATCAATCAGTTCAATCGCCTTAGTCAAGAACTCATTAAAGGTCTTGGACTTATCCTTCAGTTGAGTGAGAGCTTTCTGTAAGTTCTTTGCCTTGGTTCCCATCTTTCGGGTCTCGGCTGCATTAGCGATAGCTACACGCATACCCTCTTTCTTCCCTTGAGAACGCCCCTGCTTATAGGCTACAGCTTTCTTGAACAGCATATCAGCCCCCTCCTTAGAAAGACCCATGTCCATCAAGGTCTTAATAACCTCAGGCTTGGCGTAAGCAAAAGCATCTAGCTGTTGAGATTCATCCAACCCTGTAACAGGATTCTTTCTGCGCTTATCTCTGGTGATGATAGGTGACGGGTATGCCTTATCAATCATTTGAGAAACCTTCTTCAGGAAGCTACCTTGAGCTTTAGATTCTGAGTCAACGATAGCTTGAGCCTTGGGTCTAGTCTTACCAAAGCCATAAGCCGCCTGAAGCAATCCCATACTTCCCTTCCACCTGCCGTCAATAGCCTTGCGTTCGTTTGCATCACTCCTTCGAACACCATCCTTCGTGGCATACTCACCGTCAGCAAGCTTGGCCTCCATGAAGTCCGCCCTACTGAGGCCTGTTTCGTTGTCAAGCATCACATCGTTGACATGAGGTTTGTCTGCGAACAAGTGAATCTTTGGTGTCTTTTTATTTCCGCCAGCATTTCTCATGACCACGGCAGCAGGGAATGCCTCGTTGCCCGGCATCATGTCAACCTCAAGGTCTGAGTCAACCTCGATGGCGGCGTACACCACATCTTTAGGAACACCTTGAAGGTGACCCTCAATCATAGAGAGAACAAGTGTCCTCTTGAGCGTGCTTCCAACTTGGGATTTTGTAAGCTTGCTTACACCCGTAATTTCTTTTACTTTATCGAGAGACTTAGGGTTTTCTCTAATCACAGACATGCGCCCGAGGTTAGCGAACAGCTTATCCATGTAAGCCCTCCTTAATTCAAAGGATGTGTTGTCAGTTCTGCGAAGACTTGCCTCCACAGCCGAACGAATGTCTGCTCTCTTTCCCTTGAACTTAACCTTCTCACCGTATCTACCTTCTTTCTTTGCTGGTAGTGCATCAATGATATCATTCAAAGAGTCTACGATAAGTTTGTCGATTTGATTTTGCGTAAGGATACCTTCCCCTACTAACCTATCCATGAGGTTAAGACCTGCCTCCATTGTGGTGATGTTACTCTTCACCTTGTCGTCAGTTCCACTGACAAGCAAAACATGAACCTTACCGTCAGGAGACTTAGCCCTCATCTTGTTGACGGTATTCTTGAATGCGCTAGCGTCTCCCTTTTGTCCAAACGCCCATGTGTTCTTTGTTCGAACTGGATAAAACAATCCGCCTCCGCCTTCAGCTAAGACTTCTTCGTCAAGAAAAACAGTACCAACAAGCATGTGGTCTGGAGATGATACTATCACCTGACTCTCATTCAGCACCTCATCAAACACGGCATTGTGAAGTACGACACTAGCACTCTCTTCAAACTCACCATCTTCTACCGCGTATCTGTTTGAGATGCGACCAAATTTCTGAGCCTTGTTGCTGAAAGACACCTTGGTGTCCATGCCGTCTTGACCCGGAAGGATGTGCTGAAACTTAATCGGCACGCCGTCCTTAGTGACCATGCTAAATCGTTCGTCAGTTACAGGAACTTTTTCTACGTCTTTAGCAAGGACGAGAGCACCAATCTGAATAACCTCAGATGCGCTTACAATAGGGTTGCCGTCCCTTTTGTCATAGAACCAGCTGTGACGGAAAGGGTTCATGCCCACCTGCACCCATCCCTCGTGCTTTCCTACAGGGTGGTCTGAGATGTTGTACTGGTCGCTATCCATGATGTCTACCGCACGTTGGCGGAGCTGCTGTGAATCGTGATTCCTCCAGTCGCCAAACATGCGGGCAATAGGACTCTTGCTTTTCTCTGTTGCAATTTGAAATGCGAACTTCGGCATGGCAAGGAACTCAACATCACTAATCAGTCCCGTTTGACCATACCCAATAGAGCCCCCCATGTTTGGAGACCTCACGTCATTCGTAGAGCCTTGGTGAATGGAAACAACCCACACATCGTAACTGTCGTATGCAGGTATGTCCAAACGAAGCGCAACATAGTACCCCTCAGGGATGGTCTTGTTTACGTCAATGATTCCAGCGTTTAGCTTATTAGATGTAAGGGCACTACCAACATCTAGTATGCTTGGAACCTCGGGAACAGTGGGGAACGGAGTAATTGGTGACTCCCTCCTGATAATCTCAATGAACTGCTCTTGATTGATTTCTTGAGCAGCGTAGCTCTTGAGAGCCTCTACGACAATAGGCTTTCTTTTTTGACGTTGACTGTCCGGAAGCAAGAGTTCCTTCTTCCTTTCCTCAAGCTCAGTCTGGGTGAGGTTAGCCTTGGTGAGAAAGTCCTCTAGTCCGGGCTTGTTTTGAAGCTCTCTAACGAATGCCTGTGGCTTACCGTTGGCAAGACCTTCTGCATAGTTGAATGCATCGTCGTATTCATCCATACGGATACCATCCCCAACCTTACCCTCACCCTTAACGAAGAACACAACGTCCGGCTTGTCTATTAGCGGTGAGTCAGCGTCATTCCAACCCTCTGGTGCAAACTCTTCATTGAAGTCAAGCCTAACGACTGGCCTCCATCCATTGTTCACGTAAAGACTCTCAAGCTTTGTAGCAAAAGCATCGTAGAACTTACCTCCCTCCCTTGCTCTGATGGCCTGAAGAGGTGCGCTGATTGCCCTTAACTGTGAGTCAGGGTTCTTAAACAACCCACCCATGTATCCATCAGATTTAAGGTACGCCCCACCAAGCCCATCCCTAGTCATGAACAGCTTACCTCCGTCGTCTATGATTTTCTGTGCGTCCGCCTCCGATAGAGCATCGACCTGAAGAACCATCTTCATCTTGAGCTCCTTCATTCTGTCCGTGGCTTCAGCCATAGAAGCAGCCCATCGACCCGCATCAGTAACCTCTTCTACATCCCTGTTCCTAGCGTAGATACCTTGAGCCTTGGTATCCATATCCGCGAGCTCCACCATCATGGCGTTATACCCAGCACGAACAGCTGCATTACGCAAGTCTTCGGTAGCTGTTACCGCCTCTCCAGCCGCTAACTGACCAGTCATTTTTTGAATAGCTGTAACAAGGTCATCGAGCCTAGGGTCGGCTTCCGTCATGTCTACCTCAACACCCGGGATAGTATTTACGGCCTTAGCAACGAAGTCTTTGAACTGATTTACCAAACCTTTCTTTACCTCAATGCCCACATCTCCAGTTGTAATGTCTCCAAGTAACTCAACTAAGAACTCCTCAGCAGTCATGGGGTCACCCTCCATCGCTTGAGCTTGCTTTGTCTTAACTCCTCTTTGACCAGCAAGGAAGTTGTTGTACTTCTTCCGCAGCTCTCCAGACAGTCCCTTGTACAAAGAGACTGACAGCTGTTGTACCGCATCCTCTCCTATAGACTCAAGAACAAGGTCGTGAAATGCCTCGTGGAAAGATGTGTTTTCCATGGCGGCTGGAGCATAGATGTGAATCTTACCCTTGCCTACCCACATTCCGCGACCAAGAGCTTCTCCCGTCGCGTTCATAAATGATGTGTCCGTCTTGTGAATTACAACGCCTTCGAACTTACCAGTCTTAGACAGTGCTTTGGCTACAGTTACGACATTCTTAAGGGCACGCTTCATACTCACCCCAGTGCTTAGCTTTTCAACTTGGTCAATCCTATTGAATGTTACTTCATTAATAGCATCAAGAACAGAGTCTGCGTTTTCTCCAGTAACGGTAGTAGATTCTGAGTCACCTTCGAACAGAGAGCCGTAGTCGTTGTAGTATCTGTCAATCTTAGAGATTCTACCGCTGACACGATTGAACTCTTTATTGATGTCAAGGTCGTACTCCATGCCAAGCTCCTTCTCAAGCTTGGTCCTCTCCTCAAGCAACGCAACCATCTCTGCTTTAAACCCATCTCTTGTCTCACCCTTTTCAGTTCTCTCAAACTGTAACCCCAGTTGGATAATCTTCTTCTGGATACCCGTCAACTGAGACCAAGCCTCGTTGTTGTTTTCATGTAGGTCTTCGTAGAACTTTCTTCTGTTCCGGTTTCGAGTAGCCCTGCCCATTACAGCTGCCTCCAACTTCCTACCAATCTCTTGTCTCGTGGCTTGGTCTGGAGCTGTATCGTATTCCTTAGTGAGCTTCTCGATTTGAATAGCGTCACGCACTGAAGGCAGCGATGTTACAGCCATAGCTCCCGCGTAGATAGCACCGGGAATTTGAGCCGTAACGGAAACACCACCACCAAGAGCGATACCACCGTACACCCCGTCCTTTACGTCAGCCATCATGTCATCAAAATCAAACTCCACGTTGGGGTTGAATGATGCACTTGTAATGTACTGAATGCCCGCAGTAACACCTTCGGTAACACCCTCCTCAATCATACCAATACCAGTTGCCTTTAGAAGACCCTTAACAAAGTTCTCCTTACCAACTTTAGAAAGCCTCCCTAATGCTCTTGAGCTAATGTTTGCAGCGACTAGGGCTGGCAACCCCTCGGCAACACCCATGATTGAGGTGTATGCGGACTTCTCCGCACCGCTCATTTCCTGAAACCACTCCTCGTCTCTTACGGCGTTGTACTGTGTGCCCATACCCATGGCACTGGTGGCGGTAAACATACCTGCGGTCCGGCTTATTCTGACAATCTTCTTTGCCTGAGATACAGTCTTACCAGCAGCCATAAACTGTCTGGTCTTTGCAATTTGCTCAGCTCGATTCAGCCCCTTGAGTGAGGTTCTAAGCTGCGAAAGTCCTGTGCTTCTTGATGCTGCCCCTCTAGTGAGTACCCCCGCAACGATTGCGCCACCCATCATAGGAACAGATTCACCCCCCATTCTGAGGTAATCATTAATCAAGTCGTCAAGCTCTCCATCATCTCCCTTAAGAGACAATACCTTGTCTGTTTTCGCTGCAAGTCTTTCTAACGAAATAGGAAGTTCCTTTGCAATTTCTTCAGCCTGCGCACTCCCCTCTTCACCGGCACGAATCGCCCATTGTGTGAACCAGTTGTCGTCCCCAAACATTGAAGCGACCGCATCGCCAAGTATGAAGTTGCCACCAGCCATGGTCTCTTTCCACGCCTTGGATACCGAACGCCCAAACCCAGCAAATGCACCACCCTCAACGACCTCTACACCGCCGATGTATTTGTCTTCGTTCAGGTCAACTGAGAGCCCGTAATTATCATACAGATATCTCTCGTAATCACTTACTTTCTTAGGGTCTTCGAGAATGGATTGAGGTAGGTTTTCCCTAAGCTTAGCACCAGACCTAGTGGCAATGCCAGCTCCTAAGTCTTGAAGAGATTTAGACACCTGATTCTTAAGTGGAACAGGCATTAGGATGCTCTCTCCCTCAAGCTCTGGATTTCCAGTAAGGTCTCTGTAAACCTCATCAGTTACACCACCCAAAACCCTTCTATTGATTTCAAAGTCAGGGTCACCCTCTTCAATCAAGAAGTCTACAAGTTCTTTTTTCGCTGTAAACCTTTCGTCCTCGGTTGTTGATTGGTTAAATGCGTTTAGAAAATCTTGATAGCTACCTTGACTATTCTCATAGTTGACAATATCCGTAAACTTGGATACATCAAACTTTTCGTAAATCGTTTGTAGGTATGCGTTGTCAAAAGACGTGGCATAATCATTCAGGATGTCCGCCTCAAACTGCGGAACTCTTACATCATTTATCCTCGGTGCCGTAAGAAAATCCGAAAGTGCAGTGTCTTGTTCTCCACCCAGAGATGTAGGTGAACTTGAATCCAATGAATCCACCTCCGAAACCAAGGGAGATTGTGAAGTTTCTTCTTTTTTTTTTTGACTATTGTACTGGGCAATAATCGCTAGAAGTTCTGCTTCAGAAGCACCATTAGCCTGCGCTTCAGTAAGCAGTGCCTTTAACTGTTCGTCCATGCGTCAAAAATACGGATTATTCCTGACCTTCCTCCTGTTGAGCTAAGAACTCACGTAGAATCACTTTTGTAGCTGCCTCCTCCAAAATATCCCTACCAATTCTTCTACCTGTCGGCTGGTCAACAGCACGGAATTTGCTGTTAATTAGCTCAAACCTTGGGTCGAATGTAAATACAGTTTCTGTGCTTAGGTCAAGACCTTCAATATCTTGGGTAACACCCTCGATAAGTCCCGGTCCAGTAGCAATATCATAACCTATGAGCTCACCCCCCGGGCTAAGAACAACATTATTGACAAGGGTTGTTTGAGCAGCTTCTCCATCCCCTGCCCCTACAGCAAACTTAAATTCTCTGCCCTTGACACTTGCGGGAACACGATACACACTTTGATTAGGTTTTTCTGGAACCGTGTTGTCATCCTCATCAATGTACGCTGGGATTGTCATGCTGTCTTTTACAGGGATAAGGTCTGTTAATGGCTTGTCGGTCTCTTGAGAGGCCTTAAGTCTTGCTTGTGCAGCAGCGTCAGAGCGTCTTGCCGAAAGGTCTTGAGCAAGCTGATTGTTTACCTGCACAAGGTTGAATGCCTTTGATGCGGCCTCCTCCATGTACAGCTTAACAGCCTTTCTTCTTTCAATGTACTGTCGAGATACAGCACCCATGTTCCCCATCTCTTCCTTAACCTCCTCATCAGACACATCAAATACCCACTCTCCGCTAGAGTCGAGTTTACCATTACCAATGTTTTTACCGCTGGGTAGCACAGTAAAAATTTCCTCTGCATTGTAAAGAGCAAAAGCCTCAGTAAAATCTGACTCCGTAAGCTCTGTAGTTCCGGGCTTCTGTAAATTCTTGTAGCCTGTAACAGCGATAGCCTCCATCATTTCAGTACCCCTTACGGAAAACTTAGATTGAAGGTTCGCGTCAATGTCTTCATAGATTGCCGCTTTGTTAAGTGTACCATCTGCAAACCCAAGGTCTGTAAGGTTTTGGTAGGTTGCCTCGCGAGCTGCAAGCACGTCTGTATATACAGAGTTACCAAGGTTTTCCGTCATGTATTCGGTACCCTTCCATAGGGTAGAAGGAACAAACACGTCGCTCATGTCCGCGATGTTAGACTCTCTCCAGTTTATTTGACCGTTGCCCATCACCACCTCAAGCTGTCTAGTCGCTTCGTTCCAACTGTAGTTGGCTTTAGAGTATTCGTTGTATTTATCTAAGCTTTCTGCAATACCGCCCGATAGGTTCTTGTATTGGCCTTGTGCGATTGACAATCTAGTTTGATTATCTAGTGCACTTTTAGCTGTAGAAATGTTCTTGAACTCAATAAACTCACCACGAAGTCTTTGATACTCGTCAATGTCTGATTGAACACCAGTTCTGTAAGCTTTTGTTGCAGCATTCTGATACTCAGTCAATAAAATCTGAGCACCATCCCTGTATTTTGATGTGATTCCAGCGGGTACAGCCTCACCGAGCGCGTCGGTAAAGCCCATGGTTTGGTTAGTCTGAGCTTTTCTTCTTTCAAACTCATCAGACATACCCTGAATGCCTTGGCTTATTCTATCTCCAATCTGAGCACCGATACCTGTGTAGCTAATTGGTGCTGGGAGAAAACCAGTTTTAAATCTCGTTCCTTCTGCCATCTTAATCTGCTTTTTCAAATCTAGTTACGAGCTTTCTAACGAAGCTGTGAAGTCCTGATTTACCCTTACCTGAAAGTTTCTGTAGCCGAGTAGCATCCTCTGGAGCAATAACATACTCGCCTCCAGTAAGGGCAATACCCATAGACTTACCATCTTCATCAACTACATACATCTCATTTTTCTCGTGGCTAAACTCACCCGGTGTTTTTTGAACCTCGCCTCCATCTTCCATTTTAGAAAGGGCAATACCGCCTACTGCGGCCTGAGCCATCCCTCCAAGGGCACCAGCAAAGCCAGCGGAACGCTGTTGTCTAGCTTGAGCAACTTGAGCCTGTGCTAATGCCTGCGCGTCGTAACCATACTCGAGGTCTCTCGTAGAGCGGGCCTCTCTTCTGCCAACTTCTTGTTGTTTTGCATCGGCCAAATTTGTAAGAGCCTGCGTTTGTAATTGTTGTTGGGTCATGGCTTCCGTTCTCATCTGAGATTGAGCGTCTCTTTGCGCCTGCATCACAGCCCCAAGACCTCTAGCCCCAAACTGACCCGCTGCCTGCGTCGTGGTGGCTAAGGAACGGTTGATGTCCTCTGTTCTCATCTTAACTAACCTTTGGTCATAGGCGTTTTTTGCAGCCTCGTAGTACTCCGAAGGCGTTGACAAAGATGGTTGAGAAGCCTTAAGCTTTCTAAGCTCTGTCTCCGCAACTCCAAGTGCCTTTTCACCTCGCTTGATTCCAGCACCCCCAGCAAAAATGTCTACAATACCACCCAAAGCAGTGGCAGCTCCAGAGCCTATCATACCCAACGCAGCCGCTGAAGGGGAGTAAGTGCTCCCGCCGCCGCCGCCGCCACTGGGGTCACCACCCCCGCCAGTGTTGTCGGGAGTTTCTGGTGGTGGAATGTTTGCTTCGTTTCCGTCTTGACTCATAGCTACAAATTTATTGGTTTTGTGAATTATCTAGTGGAGAAGGTGTGTACACCGCATTTACCCCGTACAGCTCAACCGCAGACGTGTTGTCATTTACGAGTTTAAATTTAGCGTAGTAATCTCTCAACACCTCTCCGTTGATAACGTCAGAAGATAAGGCCATTAGCGTGCTACCAACAAGGTTGCCGGGGTCGCTGTCTACAACGATTGTCTTTCTGTCCTTTACGGACTGTATAGTTTTGGTTGTATTGCCCTCTGCGGAGCCCGTAAGAGTTTTAACAGTATCGCCAATACCGAACGGAAGGTTGCTAATCCTAGAGGTGAAGGTGATTTCTTTATTGCTGTTTGCCTGTGAAGCAACAACACCTAACACAATCCGCTCAGTGCCAATAGAGTCACTGGCATTTGCAGCGATACCACGAGGGATATTGGTGTAGTACATACCCTCCTTCTCCTCAAACATTGCTTCGGTGATGGTGGTGTTTTGCGTGTTGTTTTCTATGGCTCCAGACCAAGTGTCGTTACCCTCAAGGCTCATAGCTGTGTAAGCCTTTACCATGGATGGTGTTTGCTTAGAAACCATGTCTACCGTAGAGTTAAATTGATTACCGTAGAAGTTGTTTCGAGTAGCATTGATGTTATGTCTGTACATCTGACCCCCTTCAAAGGAAAAGAATCTGTTGTGAATATGAGCATACATCTCAGGGATGAAGCTGTATCTCGTCATCCAGAACTCCTTTGTAGTAGAGTATGCAATGGTTTCCCCATTGTTGGTTACGGCACTCCCCACAGCCACAGCATCGGAAGCATCTGAAGCTACATTAGCCCCGATATCAATGATGCTGGTACAGAACTTAATTGAACCGTCTTTACATGACAGCTCAGCAGTACCTCTAAATTCTCCAGATGTACTTAAGACTACATCTACCGGCACTTTTTCTTCCTTGTCAACATGAATTGGGTCAACGAAAACAGAACCTCTTTTCATCAGGAGGTCGGCATACACAACACCAACATGGGTCTTGTTCCATATCGGCTCTCTATCATCACTGTTAATGTGTGCGCTGTCCCAAGGGTATTCGTCTTTATCCCAAGTAAGAGTGTTGGTCGATGCAACGATGGACACCCTCCCATCGGCAGATGTGACATCCGGATTGGTGGGGGGCTTAACTATATCTCCAACTGTTGTACCCCCAAAACCCAATGGCGCGGTGTCTGTACTTTCAATAGTAACGATGAACTCGCTATTCTCTGGGTCAATTCCCGAAGGCAGTCTGGGGGTTGATGTGCTTTCAAAAGCATTCATGAAGGCAGTCTCGAAGAAAGACTCCATTTTAGTGTCACTAATAGGACTAATGCCAGATGAGGTCACCGCGATAACCTTACCTGAAGACATGTCAGAAAAATAAATCCTTCCGAATCTTTCAACCACCGACTCTGGATTTCTTCCGGGGCCGTATGTACCAGAAAGATAGGTCTCCTTGCCGAGCACATCAGTGGAAGTGACTAGTTGAGATTGACCCGTGCTTTGGATTAGTGTTCTTCCTACTGGTGTAAGACTAACCTTGTTTTCCTGTAGGTTAAAGAAGGACTCCCCTGCATCAACCAAGTAGGTGATAATCCCATGCTGACTATTGTAGTCTTTGAATGGGAACAATGAAGGGTTAAACGAGGAAAGGTTAAGCCTACTGGAGTCGGACACAAACCTGTCACTGTAAGTAACTGCCGACTCACGGGTAATCTCTTTTTGCTCTACTGTCTCGACGAATGGTCGGCCAATGTTAATAGCCTTCGAGTCAAAGAAGTCGCTAACGCTTTCTGACTCTACAATTTGCTTTCTGTATCTAGCCTCATCAACCTTAGTTGGGTCAAAGATTCTAGTGATGCCAGACACTGGGGCAAATGAAGATTCAGGGTTGAACAACTGTTCCCTAATACGCATGTAAACGTCACCCTCTCTGAGTGTAATCACACCGGGGAACAGACTGTTTCCACTCCCCACCGTAGTGTCTACAGTGTTTGCGGAGGCCGTGGTTCCGATGGTGTTAGAACTAAATGGATTAGACGGATGCACGCTATACACAAACAGCCCGTTGCCCTCTGGCCTAACACTCTCAACAAAAACCCTACCAGTAGAACTAATTGCATCGCCGTCGGCGTTGTCTCCAGTGTTCACCCTGTCTCCATTGTACAACCTCTGAGAAGAGATAAACGAAAACTCACCCTCAACGGTGATGCTAAAAGCGGGAACTGAGGTGTTACTGCGGTCACCCCCGTGAGTTCTAGTTCCGCCTATTGTTTTGATGTCGTAACACCTACCAACCTCATAGTAAATCCTGTTCTCTTGCCCTTTTTGAGGTCTGTAAATTTCTACCACACATCCCTGAGAAAAGAAGTCCGTACCCACAGCAATCTCATCCCTACTAAACCTTGGAGTATTGTTGTCCCTAACAGTTAAAAACCATCCTGTTCTTCGGAAATTGTTTTCATCAGACTGAACCGCACCACCATCAGAGGCCGTAGATTGTACGGATAGTTTAATTGGATTCTTGTCGTCGTCTACATAGTACTTGTAGGAGGTGATTGCAAACTCGTGCATCGGTCTAATACGGCTGCCGTCTGGACCAACGTACTCGATGATTCGCATTACATCTCCCTCCTGATACTGATAGTCTAACTGCCCTCCTTTAAATTCCTTGTAAGAGTTTGCCTTACCCTCAGTAGGCCTCATAGACACAAAGATTTGACCATTGATTCCGCCAGCAATGGATTCGATAACTGGTCTATCCCTATCTGCTACCACATTCTGAGGAGAGAGAATGTCGGAGAATGTCGTTTGCTTTCCTAGGCAAGCCTCAGCAATACTCACCTGCATAATCTTATCGTAGCTGGTGTTTTTGCTGTACATGGGAGCCCATTTTGATGCCCACTCTGGTGGCTCATGCAAGAGTCTCATGTCAATCGCAGTCGGTCCGTTCCTTCCCTGTCTCTGAGAAGCCCCAAAGTGAGCCACATCCACGGTGTCAATCTTCTGGACACCAGAGGCTCTGTTTCTTTCGTCGTAATACACAACACCGAAGTCGTGTGTCGCACCAGCCTTGAAGCTCTGAACCTTTTCAGACTCTCCAAACACATCAACATTTCCTACAGCGTCGTAATCAAAAAGCAAAGACTTAATGCTACTAGAGCCATTGTCGTAGTCCTCGACAGTAAACCCATCCGCATTCACATGCGTTGAGTTGATGATGACGCTGTGCTCATCAATGTCGTAGACATCATATCCGCTATAATTTTCTGCAACCAGAGGATGGTTTGAAGTATCAACAAACTGGTTTCCTGTTTGAGTTGAGCCAAAGCCCCTATTTACACCCTTCACGAACTGTGATGAAAGGTCAACACCAGCCATCCGAACAAAGAACCTAACTTTTGTTGGCGAGATAACCGAAGAGGAGTGAATGACAAACTTTAATTCTCCTGAAAATCCTACAAACAACTGGTTCTTGTTGTTGATGTTTGATGGGATTAAGTCATGGTTGGCACCCCCAACAGCAGCCATGTGGGTGGTCATCCTCCCAAACTGACCCTCGTTGTTGTCGTTAGAAGAAAGGTTGTTTCCATAGGCATCTCCAGCCTGAGAGCTTGAGGTCTGACCCGGAGACACCCCAACGAATGCAGATGTTTGGCCAACAACACCATCAATCAGGGCATCCCGAAAGTTATCCAAGTTTGTTACGTCAGACACATCGAACTGCTTGCTGAATATGATGTCGCTATTTGGGGTGAAATTTGATAGTGCTCCGTTCGTGTTATCGGGGTGAAGAATTGTGCAGTTCTGCGAGTGTACTAGCTGCCCGTTTTGAAACGTACTAGCCGGAACATCAATAGCACTGTCGTTGTCCCCAGAACACATGATTCCAATTTTACTCGAAGACAGATTTACACTGAAGTCAATAGATGGAGACATGTCCGCAGGAAAACCACCTTCAGGAAACTCTGAAAGGTCTACATCAAAATGGATTCCCGTCGTGGTGAAGCTATTGTCACTGGTGTTATCAGGGTCTGTAAAGCCATAACCGTCAAGGTGATTTGCTGCAAAATCCAACTCCGATGGACTAGCTGAGCTAGTGCCATTCAATGGGGCAAAGAAGGCTTCAGCAAAGTCTGTGTTATACGAACCACTAAAGGAACTGTAATAGGCGTTATTTGACCTTACGATAGCATCGTTGTCATTAACTGTAAAGTCATAGTCTCCACCAAGAGAGCTCTCGGGTTTGTACACTGGGTAGTTGTAGACATCTGTTTCTATGTTGTCAAACCCCTCTAAGTAGTTCCCGTAAATCAACCTACCGTCAGACACGCATTGAGCCCCAGCTCTTCTGGGAACTGCATCAAAAGACTTGTTCACCTCCTCATCGGAGAGGAAGGTGTAGGCTCCATCGTTTCTGAAGATAAAGTTTTGAGTCAGCGTACCTATGCTCACAGGCTCGACATTATCAAGCTCCTTAATAAGCACGAACGCACCATCATTATTCTTTCTACCGAACAACCTAATCTTCTCAACGGGACCGCTGGAGTTAGTGATTGTTAGCCTAAGCTCATTGTTTCTTTTCTCTAGCGAGCCAAACTCTCTAGAGTTGAATGCAGTGTGAGACTTACTTACAGCTAGGGATGAGTACGCAGAAAGCGCAGACACCTCGCCATCGTCATAAACGTATTGATACGCGAACTGAAAGCAAGACTCTTTGAGGTTGTTTACACCTAAGCTTTGATTGGTTTGAAATGCAAACGTAATTACATCCTGAGGCGGTGCCTTTGCAACAGTGAGAAACTTCGATTTAGTTTGGTCTGTGCCACCTGTGAATGCGGAGCTGTACTGCCCAAGGATTGCCTTGGTAGCGTTAATCTTTCTAGGTTCGTTTCTGTTGTCGGTGAAGTAGAGTAAGTGCTCTTGAAATTGATTAACAACAATATCAGCCTTCACGAAACCGCCTTGGGAAAAGTTTAAAACGTCGTCCTCATAAACCTTTCTGTAGGTGTTGTCAGAAGAATCATACAGGTAGATACCGTGACTACCGTTTGAGTTGTAGAGAAAGAAGTAGATGCTCTTCTCTGCGTCAGATGACACACACCCAATGACCCTATTGGTGCCAGAGCTTGGGATAGCGTCTTCGGAAGTTCTTGCAGCTATAGCAGTATTGCCCTGCACGTTTTTTACCACGCCTTGTTGCCCGTCACTCTCGTGTGAAACGCGAATGTTGAGAGCATCAGTCATCTCAAAAGGCTTTACAAGTCTTTCGTCCTCATCCTTGTTGAGATACTGGGGTACAAGCTTCTCAATAGCCATTAGTACTTAGGTGATTGCTTGAAGTTCTTGCGAATAATTTGAAGCGCATCCTCTTTGCTGAACGCCTTAAGTCTAGCGTTCGCCTTTCTCCTCTCGTTGTAGTAATCCTGTCTTGCCCTTCCCTTCTCACCCAATGGTACACTCGTCTTTCTTTCGATTAACTTGTAGTACATGTAAGAGCGTAAGGCTTCTTCAGCCTCAACGTGAACTGTAGGGTTTGAAGAACGGGCCTCATCTGCGATGTATTCAATAACAATCTCATCACCTGAACCAGATGACAATTCAATCCTGTTCTGGTCCTCATTGAGCCTGTACTGGCCTTCGTAGAACCCGCCGCCTAGCCCGTAAATCTGTCCGATACCCCCTTGAAAAACATAGTTGCTAAACGTGATGAAGTCTTCGTCACCAAATACACCACCAGATGTAGCTCCTTTATCGTCCACTCGGTCAAACACGCCGTCTCCGTTGGAGTCAACCGCATCAGCTGTAGTTGCTGCTTTTGTCCCGCTGCTATTTGCGTATGCTTGCGCGTAGTCAATGTTCTTGTTCTCTGCAAACACATGAACCAATCCATCGCTACCCACAATACCAACCTTAATCAGGCTTACAAAATCATCCGGGAGGTCAACAGTATCGTTGGAGTTTGACTTAAGCTTTACTGAGCGAACTCGCTTCAGCATATCAAATCCCATCTCCCTGATTCCACGTAGAGCAAGGTTCCTGATAACAACATCAGAAGCATTGCTGACGTAATCATCAGAGTCAATAGTTAGAACAAAGTCATTTACTACCTGCTCTACGGTGACGAGGTTCCTTGCCATGTGTTATCTCTTTTGCGATTGAGTCTCTGCGTAGTTGTAGATGTTAGCGTCACGCAGTGTAACACCGATAAGTCTAGCCATCTCCTCGATAATCTCAGGGATGTAATGCTCAGGAAGCTCGAAATCTATGCTGCTTGCAGCTGCGTAAGTCTCCTTGTTATTGACAACTGTAAACCCAAACGTAGGCATGGATACAGTTCTAGCACCAGTGGTAGCGAGCAAACCCTCGGGCTGCTTGTAGTATCGGACATTAATCTTTTTGATACTAGTGGGAAACACCATAATTTCATCATCCAAGAAAGCAACAGGATTGTCCTCAGTCGGCTTGCTCAGATTGCTTGATAGAATGTACTCAAGCTTTTCCTCATCGTATTCGACAGGAACAGTAACAGACGATGACACATCCATTAGGATTGAGCCGTGTGTCTTTACCGTAATGATTTTAGCTAGGTCATCCGGCTTTGCAAAGTGAGAACCAGAAGTTCTAGGGATTGCTCCAGACGACTTAGAGAACAGAGCCAAGTCCTCTTTAACCTGCTTAGACAAAGACTTATCTCTACCGGGGTCAATACCCCTCCTCTTCAAAGCCTCAATGTCGCTGAGCTTAGTGAACAGCTTATTGAATATGTTGGCCTGTGCGATTGGTGCAAACGCATTGAATTGGGCGGGTGTAACAAAGCCTCGCTGGTCTTTATTAGCGATGTCTTTCAGTGCATTGTAAACTTCTCGTACGCTTGCCATGGATTAGGGGAATCTCCTGCAAATATACAGAAAAAGAAAGGGGGCTATGCGCCCCCCTTCCCCTGATGATTACGTTGATATTAGGCAATAGCCTCTAGCTGGCGTTCCAGCTCTGAGAGTACCGTTGAACCTTTATCAGTCATTACAAATCTAGTCATTACTTCTACAGCATCCTGTCCTACAGGTATAGAAACAATCATCTTACCTGTATCAAACCAAACCACAGCACCCTTCCTTTCTTCAATTACTTGAAAGTCAAGGGATTGTGATACGGTAGAACGAGCGTTAACCATTGGACTATCAATCGTACCCAAGAACTTAGCTGGGTTTGATTTTGCAATCTTAATAAGAGCATGCTTTATGGCAAGGTCTTTTTGATTGGTGTTGATGTTTAGCGCAAGAGCAACAGGTAAGAGCTCATCTAGCGGTCTTGATTTGATGATTGAGATAGCATCATTAATCTTGAACTCACTCTCTATATCCGCCTCAAACGTTTCTTCCTTGTTCATCAGTTGAAACAGGATACCCCCATTCGCCTTGTTGTCTGGATGATTGTCTAGAAACGCGGAGAGATTTGATTGGTCTGGGTAAACTGTAAGATAGCTCTTGTCAAAGAGTACCTGACCCACCTGAGCTAGGTTAGTTTGCTCATCAACCCAAGGTGAGTTTTCTTGTGGGCAATACCTTAGAGCCCGAATCCTTTTGGTTTCAGGGTCAATGGCTCTAACATTCTTTGATGAAATCTTTAAGATAAAATCATTACCACTGATTACCTCGTAAGTCTTTGGGGCGGTATCCGCATTAGGAATAACCCTCTTAAATGAAGTGCCTGATGGCTTGGTAGTTTTTTGAGGCGGTCTACCACCGCGCTTCTTTGTCTGTTCCATTCTAAAAAATTAAATTAAGAAAGTAACGAGGGGGAGAGCACTTCCCTCCCCCGCATTACCAATTAGATTACTTGAGCAATACGTGCTGGTTAGCAGCGCGAGTTACCAAGCAGCACTCAGAGCGATAGTGGAACTTCGCAACATCGGAAGTGTCATTAGTGAAACCAAGTACACCACCACCAGTTACCCAGTGCTCCATTTCTCTGTTGTATCCGTTTGCAGCCTTATAGTTCATCTCCAAAGCAGGAGCTCTGTGACCAGTCTTAGGGTCTGCAACGTCAGTCAAAGGAATCATACATCCCTTAACGATACCCTGACCGCTTGCATTATTAAGCAAGTTAGGGTTGTTCAAGAGTCCCATCTTCTTAAGGTGGAAAGTATATCCGCCTCTAGCGAAGCTCTGGAAACCGAGGTTGAGAGCTGCATCTTGATTGTTTTGAAACGCACCGAAGTTCGCCGCAACACCAGAAGTAACTGAATCACCAACAGAACCAGCAGCAGAAGGAATGTTATTGATTTGAGCGAAGAGCTGGCTATTCAACATAGCAGCATACTCAGGAGTAGCACCTTGCTTATCCAAGAGAGCAATCAACGCATCAAGGTCAGCAACCGAATCCAAGTCCCCAGCAGCCGCAGAGGTAATACCTCTAGAAGCAACAGCATCGAAGTACCCTTCAGTACCAGCAATACCGGCAGGGCCATGTGTACCCGCCAGCTTCTTGCCCATCAACATGGTGAGTTCTCTAGCGTCCATAAAACGCTGACGAGCATCCATCTCACCTTTGATGTACCATCGGTAGTCTCCTCCACCAACGTCGATATAACCGATGTTAGTTGCAGCAGAACCACTCACTTGGTAAGTCTCTTTCACGATAGCAAAAGGATTGGTTCTCTTCACAACGTTAGATTCGATGAAACGTCCCGGCTGGTCTGTTCCCTGAGCATACATGTTACCCACGATAGGTAGCTCATGCGCCGCAGCGGTAACAGCACTTAAGTTAGAATCAGCGAAGTTAGCAATAGTGAATGCACCATCGGCAGGAGTCGTAGCTGTAACGATACACACAACCTTGTCGATTGGGTGAATTACGAGGTCTCCTTTTCTAACCTTCAATGCCTCTACATCAGCATAATCGTCAGCGTCCTCAGCGTCGGCAGCAGCGAATGTTTGAGTCTTTCCAGTAGCAATCTGCGTTGCAACGGTAACGGCTTGAATTGGGTGGAGACGGGTCTCCTCAAAGTAGGTTACCTCATCGTTAGTTCCTACAGCTTTTGTAGCCCCCATCAACTCCAACAAACCAGAGATACCCTGATTTCCAAAAGTTTTAATAAGGTCTTTTCTCACATCGGGTGCGAGAACGCTTGCCAAGTCGCCCAAAGAAGCATACTTGCTTACTGGTGCGCCTAAGTTAAAAGCGTTGTTTGTTGCTCCATTGGGAGCGTTTGAACGGGCGGTTGCGCCCTGTTGTCCTAAGGCCATTTGTTCTAAGTTTTTTAGATGTTAAAAGTCATTGTTCCCCTACCACCTAAAGCTTTTCTGAGTTGTTCTGCAACACCATCTGATTGACCTTGAGACATGTCCCTTTGAGTTGTATCGTTGCTCACATTAGCTGCCGTTTGCACAACCTTTCTTTGACCATCGCTTAGTCCCTGTTGGTACACAGACTTTACAATAGAATCAATGTTGTCTACTACAGCTCTATGAGCATTGAGTTTCTCAAAGTTCCAGTCACCTCCGTCATTCACATAGTCGTCGAAGTATTCCTCTAGTCGAGAGTTCTTACTAATGAGTTGTGACCGATAGTCTTCTTTGATTCCATAGGTGAATTTCTCACCCGAAGGAAGTTCAAATACTAAACCATCAAAGTCTTTTACCTCAGCAGTCATTGTTCTCACCCAGTCTTCAGTAATAGGAGATTGCGCTTCCGTCTCTCCGTTCTCATCAACAGGAAGCTGGTAAGCGTCCCTGAGTTCGGAGATAGACTTCCGTGCGGATTCCGCATCCATCTTGAGTTGAAGTTTCGCTAGGTTGACATCGCCCTCTTCAAAACGGTCGGCATCCAGTTTGTATTTGCTGGTCATCAACAAAGCCACCTCATCTGTTGTGAGATTGCCATGTTCAATAACCATCTGGTTTCGTACAGCTGTAAGGTCATCCATTTCGGATGGGTTCAACTGCTGATACTTGTACCAGTCTTCTGGACTACGACCCGTCTTGCGGACGAAATCATTGATAGCGGAAACGCGCTCGTCGATTTCAACGGGTTTATTTGAAATCACGTCGGACAAGTAGTCATAACCAGAGACCTCTGTCCCAAGCTTTTCGCTTAGATACTTGAGGACTTCGGAATCGACATCCAAGCCTTCGAATGATTCAGATTCTTTTACAGCTTCCTGAAGAGACTCTGAAGGTTGAGCTTCAGGCTCTGCAACAGGTTGCGGATTTTCAGTAGTAGCTGGTTCAGCCACGACTTCATTTTGGACAGGCTCCACTGGAGCATCTGCCACGGTTTCTTCCACAGCATTTTGTGTAGGTTCTTGTACTGGCGGTGTGTCGCTAATTGCAAACCCAGCCTCCGCCATTGCGGTTTCTAAATCTTTACTCATATTGAATTATTTGTAAGTTTTCTTTTGGCTTTTTGGTGGTGTCTTACTGTGACCACCTTTGCTCCAAAGGAATCGGTTTGCCCAGTATGCGGCACTACCTTTCCTCTTAATGTTTTTTGCGTGTCTACTTCTGAAGGCAGCTCTAGCTTTTGAGCTGTAGTTGTTGCCCATGCTCTGGTCACCAAAGCGAACGAGGGCCCCGCCCTCTTGCCCCGGACCAAGCGTACTAACCACGGCAGCTTTTTTCGTAGCGTGACCGCGCGTCAATTTGGGCTTGTTGACTCCAGCAAAACCCAGTCTCTTAGCCTTTTCTGAAGCACTAGACATACTGCAAATATAACTCTATTGGCTATATATGAATTACACTGCCTGAGTCAAAGGTAAAGCTGTTGTCATAGTCGTTAAAAACACCACGGTGCTCGTCCCCTACCTCGGTGTCATTCCAGTTCAAGGAAACCTCCTTGTAGGTTCCTATTTCAGTTGTCTTATCAGATTCAAAAACCTTGTACCCCGTTCTGGTGCAGATGTAGTATGCTGTTCTGGTTGCCATTAGCTTTCAATAAATCTAACGTCGTCAATAGCAAAGTCAGAGGAAAAGTTGTTGGGTGCCTCGTAAACGAAGTAGATGTAGTTCGTGACTTGGGAGGCTCTGTAGTTGTCTAGACTAATAACGTGCTCCACCCAATAAGAGCTGGTACCACTCCAAGTCGCTGAGGCAGGAGTTATTGAGGTGTGCTGGCCGCCAGCCGTATTCGTCATCGTGACTCTCCTAGTACTAGTGTTGTAGGCACCAGTTAAAGTAGCAAGAAGCGTTGCTTGGTCAGAAGCAGAGCTTGCTGCGTCGTCAATGTAAACTTTCAATACACCGGGAGCACTACCAAACATGTGCGCGTAGAACTTCAGGTCTAAACTATTAGTCCCATCAGCCAGCTCGTTCTTAAAGATAAAGCCGGGAGTCCTCATTAGATAGAGGTTGCTTGTATCCAAGATTCCCGTGGCCTCGGTATAGGCATACCTTGTTCCTGATGCGGTATCGTGAGCACCTAAGCTACCTCCATCAAACCCTGCGTGAGCTCCATTTGGGCCTGTGTTTCCAGAGCCAGTAGCGTTTGAATCAATCCTCCAGCCCGTAGCTGTCTTAGTCGTGCTGAGGCCCGCATTCTGCTGCGTTTGATTTTGAACCCACTTATTGTTAGTTGCTGAAGTGCAGTCTGCTCCACTAGCCCAACTGGACATGTCACCACTAGGTGACCACCCGCCACCCGAAGTCGTAGTGTTTACCGTTTGACCATTAAACGTCCAATGCTCAGAGAACGGGGTGCTACCAGCAACGCCAGCCAGCTCAGCAATACTGTTGATAGTAGTGCCGTTGATTTCTGCAACGTCGGCCTTTGCAACTCCAGAAAATGTGGCAAAATTTACTGGCATGCCTTAGCTGATTTTCACCCAGCTACGGTCTGGATAGAAATAAATGAGTGCATTACTTGCATCAATAACGTACCCAATAATTCTTGAATAGTAGTTCTGAGTAGTTGGAGGGGATGACGCGACAGTGCCGCTCGAAGCCCCTAGATACAGAGGCGTTCCTTGTGCGGCTGTACTCCAGCCCTGATTAGTAGCCATTTTAATACAGCCTTCAAGTAAAAGCTCTTGAGGGCTCACCGCGTCAGTAGTGCAAAACAACATTGTCGTTCCAGCAGCCGATGATGTATGGTCAGCTGTGGTGATGGGGTTTGTGCCCTGCCCTTGAGAGTACCTCATGACCCTTCCGGCACTTAGGGTTCCTTGAAAGGAGCCACCTTTTACTAATAGCCTCGAACCTACTCCAAACGCACCAACTGTATTAACAGATACTAGGCCAACATCGATTTCTGCGGACGTAAGCGTCTGGGACCTAACAACACCAGTTGCTGCAACACCCGTAACAACAGCCGCAGTAAACGAACCAGCCGTAATTTTGTGAGTGCCAGAAGAATAGGTGATTTCAGAGTCAGAGGTAAGGGTGTCTGCGTCGCTCCAAATAGCAATCCTGTCTGCCCCTCCGCTACCGTCGATAGTTCCACCGCCTCCCGAAATCGTGCTAAAGGAAAGGGCTCCGCTTCCGTTTGTTGTTAACGCCTGCCCATTGGTGCCATCTGCTGTAGGAAGAGTTAGTGTATAAGCTTCCGTAAGGTTAGGGGCTGCAATACTAACCGTATCTGAGCCGTCATTAGATGCCTCAAACAGTGTAAGTTTGCCGGGCTGAGAGGCGACGGCACCTTTAACCTCTATGTCTTTCGCCTGAAATAACACACCGTCTTGCTGGGCATTGGTTGGCCCACTAGAAAGCCTAAGGATTTCGGTGCTATGTTCACTAATGAACTTTAAAGTACTTCCGTTACCGGAAATAGTATAAGTCCTGTCGGCATCAGCCTGTGTGAGGCTGGTAGTACCTATGTTACCATCCTCAGTTGTAAGTATTCTTTTCCAAGTTGCAGACATGGTGCGCGGTTATTTTGCAACCCTCACGCCATTGGCTGCTTCTTTCTTTTCTTCAAGCTTCAGTAGTCTGTCAAACTCCCTTTCGAGTTTGGACACCAAATCACCTACCACCTTGGCATCCACGGCTTTGATGGTTTGGTTTTCTACAGACTTCTTACAGAGGGCGACTTCAGTGATGTCTAATTTCATTTAAATGAGGGTTTGAATTTATTTCGATTTCAACTGGTTCTGTAGTTTTTGCACTACGGCTGCCAGCAAAAGTACGTCCTTTCCGTCGAACTTGCAATCATGCACGACCTTTAAAAGAAAGGTGAGTTCTGGATGACTAAGGGTGTCAGTAGTTACACCGACACCCTTGTCACGGTTCTTTAATAGGCTCATTCTTATCAAGCTCCGTCAATGTACAGGTAAAGTCCCGCTGTACCAGTGCCAGTGCCATCGTTAAACGCAAGGCTACCCTGTGGCATCGTAGTGATTGTAGGGTCGGCTGCATACTTGTTCAGTACCGCAACACCCATTTGAGGGAGCGAAGCCCCGGAGTCTCTTACCTCCCATCCGGAGAGACCCACGCTTGAGTCAACCCACTTGAAACTTGCTTTGTTTGCAGAAGTTGTAGTGGTGTCAACAATAAGACCCGCTCCGTCTGCGGTAGCGTCCGAGTGAGCACCCTCAGCAATCTCAATGGTCTTGTCTTCGACCGTCAACGTTTGAACATCAACAGATGATGTAGAGCCATTTACGACGAGGTCACCGTTAATGGTAACAGTAGTGTCAGCACCTTCGGACGTTGCCGCAGCAATCGTCATCGCCGTTTCAAGGCTGTTCGCGTTGGTCGTTCCGTCGGCATCAACGGTAGATGTCTTAAATAAGATGTCACCACCGATACCAGCACCAGTACTAATACCACCTGAGAAGGTCAGGTCGGATGCGCTGCCGTTACTGCCTGTGCCGTCTGCACCAGCCATAGAAGTCATCCCCGTCAGCGCAGCGGCCAAGTCAATGGTTACACTTCCAGAGGCACCACCACCACCGAGGTTTGTGCCAGCGGTAACATTCGTGATGTCACCAGTATTCGTAGTGTACCCGAATGACGTAATGCGGTCATTGATTGCCGCAGAGGTCATAAGAGATGTGTCGTTGTCGGCGAAAGCTTCGCTTGAAAGCTGAATAGAGTTAGCCGCGAACTCAGACACAGTCAGTCCAGAAACGTCTAATGTGACAGAACCAGAAGCTCCGCCACCGGAGAGACCTGTACCAGCAGTAACACCTGTAATGTCACCAGTGTTTGTGGTGTAGCCGAATGACTCAATGCGGTCGTTAACAGCCGCAGAAGTCATGATGGACGTATCATTGTCTGCAAACGCCTCGTTTGAGAGTTGAATCGAGTTGGCCGCGAACTCAGTTACCGTCAATCCTGAGACATCCAGCGTAACGCTACCGGAGGCACCGCCCCCAGAAAGACCAGTTCCCGCAGTAACGCCCGTGACGTCACCGGTGTTTGTCGTATATCCAAATGATGTAATGCGGTCATTAATCGCAGCCGATGTCATAATAGACGTATCGTTGTCTGCGAATGCCTCACTCGAAAGTTGAATCGAAGCTGCTGCGAACTCAGATACGGTTAACCCGGAAACGTCGAGGGTGACGGCCCCTGAAGCACCGCCTCCAGTAAGACCAGTGCCTGCCGTTACACCCGTAATGTCACCAGT